GCGAAAAGCATTAAAGCCGGGCGACCCGGAGTACCAGCGCATAGCCGCCAGCATAGAAGAATTTGGCTACGTTGACCCGATTATTATCAACGCAGACAATACCATCATAGGCGGCCACCAGCGGCGCACGGTTATGCTTGATTTAGGCTATACGGAGGCGGACTGTATTCTGGTTGAGATGGACAAGACCAGGGAGAAAGCCCTCAATATTGCCTTGAATAAAATAACCGGAGAATGGGACGAGGCAGCCTTAAAGGATCTATTGATAGATTTAGATAAGGCAGACTATAACGTGGGGCTTACAGGCTTCGGAGGCGACGAGATCGAAAAGCTATTTGCAGCCGTTGAGCTTACCCAGGAGGCGAATGACGACGGCTACGACCCGGACAAGAAGCTGAAGGAGCTTAAGGAGGTTCGGACACGCCCCGGCGATATTTGGCAGATGGGGAACCACCGCCTCATGTGCGGGGACGCTACGGACCTTTCCGACGTTGAGCGGCTGATGGAGGGAACGACGGCGGACCTTATCATCACCGACCCGCCGTATAACGTAGACTACGAAACCAAAGACAAGAGCCTGGAGCGTTCCTATAAGCGGAACCGCACCCGGACAAATAACGAGATCCAGAACGACCGGATGAGCAACGACGCCTTTTACAGTTTCTTGTATAAGGCGTTTTGTAATTTCAACGAAGCAGCCCGCCCCGGCTGTTCGGTTTACATTTTCCACGCCGACAGCGAGGGTATAAACTTCCGAACCGCCATGAAGGAGGCTGGCTTTTACCAGGCGCAGACATTGATCTGGGAAAAAAACCAGTTCGTCATAGGGCGGCAGGATTACCACTGGCGGCATGAGCCTATCCTTTACGGCTGGAAGGAGGGCAGCGGTCATTACTTCGGCGGAGGGCGCGGACAAGATACCGTTTTCATTGAGGACGATATAGACTTTTCAGCCATGAAGAAAGCGGAGCTTGTCGCATACATTGAGGGCGTCCGGGAACGCCTGCAGGAGAACACGTCAGTCTTGTACGAAAAGAAGCCGGCCCGGAGCGATATGCACCCGACAATGAAACCCGTGGCGCTTTTCGGGCGGTTGATTACCAATAGCAGCAAATACGGCGATACCGTCGCTGACTTTTTCGGAGGGAGCGGGACAACGCTGATCGCCTGCGAACAGCTTGACCGCAGCGCATACCTTATGGAGCTAAACGAAAGATACTGCGACATTATTATTGACCGTTGGGAGGAATACACCGGCCAGAAGGCCGTAAGAGTAAGGGAGGGCGAAGCATAATGGCAGAGGAAAAGGCAAGCGGCGGCCAGTTCGTAAAGGTTGAGATCATAGCCCAGATTTTCGGAGTTTCCGTCCGCAGGGTACAGCAGCTTACACAGGAGGGCATCATAAAGACGGACGAAGTCCCAGGGGAGGGCAGGCGTTACGAGCTTGTACCGACCATTAAAACATATATCCAGTATTTGTCCGATAAGGCATACGGCAAGGGCAAGTCCGAAAAGGAAACGGAGTTAAGGCAGCAGAAGCTGGAGGCGGAAATCGCCTTGAAGGAGAGCCAGGGTGAGATGCACCGCATGAGGGCAGAGATCGCCGCCGGAAAATATATAGACGTTGAGGAAGTAGCCTTAGACTATCAAAAGTTTTTTGTTTCCTTCAAACGGTTTGCTATGGGCATACCGTCCCGGCTTGTAAGCATAGTAAGCGACAAGCTGGAGCCGTTGGAAGCCCGCAAGGCGGAGAAGGAAATGAGCGCAGAAGTAAAGCGTATGCTTCGGGCTTTTGTTGTAGCCGGATATACACCGGAGCCGGGGGAAGAAAAGCCGGGGAAGCACCGTGCAAAAACCTAAACAGCTACGGCTCCGGAAATACGAGTGCAAGGCATACCAGAAATCCGCGCTTGAATACTTGAACCCCCCGGAAGATATGACAGTATCCGAGTGGGCGGAACAATACCGGGTGCTTTCCAGCCTGACCAGCGCAGAGCCGGGGCCATGGAGCAACGACCGGACTCCGTACCTGGTAGGCATTATGGACGAGTTTCTAAACCCGGAAACGGAAGAAATAGACTTTTGCAAGCCTACCCAGTGCGGCGGAACCGAAGCGGAGCTTAATATGCTGGGCTACGTTATCCAGCAGGACCCGTCCCCCGTAGAAGTTGTATACCCTACGGAAACCATGGCCGGCAGCGTTTCAGAGAAGCGAATCAGACCCATGATAGAGGCAGCTTCGACACTTTATAAAAAATTTGATAAGAACAGCAGCAACTTAGAGCTTGACTTTGATGATATGTTTATAAAGCTCGTTTGGAGTAACAGCCCTTCCGGGCTTGCTTCCTTCGCCATGAAATACCTTTTTCTTGACGAGGTGGACAAGTACCCAGGAGCCAGCAAGAAAGAGGCGGACCCGATTAGTCTGGCGAAAGAGCGTACAAAGACTTTCCGAAACAGCAAAGTCTATATGACCAGCACCCCGACCATAAGGACGAACCACATCTGGAAAGCCAAGGAAGGAGCCGACGCCGAAAAGCATTACTTCATACCTTGCCCGCATTGTGGGGAGTTTATAGAGCTTCGCTTTGACAACCTTAAGTGGCCGGGGAAAGATAAGGACCTTGTGGACGCATACGGCGAGGACGCCATAAAGGAGAAGCTGGGGAACTTTGAGCCGATAGACGACTCGGAGGGCTTAAGCGACGCAGACCGGGCGGAGTTTGCTTTTTACGTCTGCCAGGAGTGCGGATGCGTTATCACCGACGCCCAGAAGCAGCAGGCAGTAAAGAAGGGACACTGGGAAGTCGTAAGGCAGACGACCCGCTTTGTAAAAAAGGTTTGCTTTTGGATCAATACGCTTTACAGCCCCTTCGTCCGGTTTTCCGAAATTGCGAAGGAATTTATGGACAGCAAGGCAGACCCGGAGAAGCTACAGAACTTCGTAAACTCCTGGCTTGCGGAGCCGTGGGAAGATACCAAGCTAAAGACCAGCAAAGACCTTGTTATGGAACGGCAGACGGAGCTTACAGAGTTTACCGTGCCGGATTGGACGAAGCTGCTTACCGCAGGCGTAGACGTACAGGAAAACAGCGTTTACTGGACCATAAGAGCCTGGGGCGACTTCTTAACCAGCCAGAACATAGCCCATGGGCAGGCTTACAGCTTTTCGGAGGTTGAGCAGATCATGAACCTTGAATATAGGACGGAGTCCGGAGCCGTTGCAATAGTAAACCTATGCCTCATAGACTCCGGCTACGAGGCCGACGCCGTATACGACTTTTGCGCTTTGAACGCAGAATGGGCGAAGCCGGCCAAAGGTTCCAGCAACCCCATGCAGAGCCATTTCAAGCTGAGTACCGTCAATAAGGACGCTTCCAAGGCTTACGGAATGGACCTTGTTATCGTTGACGGCGGCAAGTATAAGGACATGATCGCCAGCAGGATGCACCGGAAGAACGGCAGCGGAAGCTGGATGGTATACAAGGGCTGCGACGAGGAATACGCCGAGCAGGTAACGGCAGAGCATAAAATCCTTGTTAAGAACGGAAACAGCAAGCCCCGGCTTGAATGGGTGCCGAAACACAGCCATGCGGACAACCATTTCCTCGATTGCGAAGTGTATGCAATGGCCGCCGCTGATACTTTAGGGGTAAGAATGTTGCATTTACAGAATATTCAGGAGCCGCCAAAGGAAAAGCCAGAGCAATATGCGCCCGAAGAAGAGTGGATAAAAGAAAACGAGGACTGGGTATAAAAAGCACTTGACTTTTTGGCAGACATTAAATATAATTGATTTAGTGGCAGACAAAAAGTGAGGTGAGAAGATGAGTCCACGAACAGGCAGACCAAAATCCGATAACCCAAAAGCGGATAGAATAACTATTAGGCTGGACAATGAACACTCGCAGATTATACAAGACTATTGCGAACAAGAAAAAGTTGAAAAAGCAGAAGCTATCCGTAGAGGGATTCAGAAATTGCGGTCAGACATAAAAAAATAGAAGTTGCTCCCCGACCAAGGTTTACAACTTCTATTAGTTACAGAGGTTTCCCTCCGTGAAATATTCTATCACGGCAGGGAGCTTCTTTCAAGAAAAATTTGAAGGAGGACTTTTCATGGGAAGAATAATAAACACTATGCAGTTGATAGACAAGGCGAAAGGCAGTATAAACAGCAGATATGACCTTTGTTTGAAGAATGCGGTAGACATTGAGAAGGCAAGCGAAACCACTTACGAAATGATTGCGAATGGCTTCCGCTTCGGATATATGCAGGGCTTGAAAGCGGCGCAGGCTAAACGGAGGAAACAGGCATAATGAGTGCAAAACCAAAAGATTTAACAGATAAGCATTTTGAAAGGCTTATCCCTAAGAAAATTGTAGGAAAAGATAGCAGAGGGAATTATATATGGTATTGCGAATGTTCCTGCGGAAATACGGTTAATGTTACGGCTACTGCCTTAGTTACCGGGAGAAAGAAAAGCTGCGGATGTTTGCGCCGGGAAAATGCTAAAGAGAAAATAGAAAAAGCTATTGACTCGACAAGGACACATGGAAAAAGCAATACACGATTATATCGTATTTGGAAAGATATGATAAGAAGAACTATAAATCCGAACCGCTCAAATTATAAGAGGTATGGAGGCAGGGGAATAGAAGTTTGTAGCGAATGGAAGGAAGGCTTTGAATCATTTTATAATTGGTCAATGAAAAACGGCTATAATGATACATTGTCGATTGATCGCAAAGACAATGATAAGGGCTATTCACCCGATAATTGTCAATGGACAAATAAAGCAGAGCAAGCAAACAATAAAGCCTCTAACCGAAAGATAACTTATAGAGGAAAGACAAAAACGGTTGCAGAGTGGTCAAAAATTACGGGAATACCTTACACAAAATTAATGTACAGAATTAACGCTGGATGGGATATTGAAAAAGCGTTTACCGAGTAAAAATAAAAATGTTTAGAAAAGCCATTCCATAGGGAGTGGCTTTTTCAGTTGGGAGAAATCGTATGGAGAACATGACTGCACAAGAGCTTTTAGAACAGGTGAACCAAGCTATCGTTAATATTACGGTAGGAGGGCAAAGTTACAAGATAGGCTCCCGGCAGCTTAACCGGGCGGACCTTAACACATTATACAAGATTAAGAACGACCTTATGGCACAGGTCGCAGGAAGTACACCGGGCTTTTTGGACGATTGCTACGTCGCAGTATTTGACCGGAGATAGGAGGGAAAGAAGTGGGAAACGTATTAGACAATATTATCGGCTTTATTTCCCCAGCAGCCGGAGCCAGGCGGGAAGCCTGGCGGCAGTACCTGGACGAGCAGCGCAACTATGATGCCGGAGGCTACGACAGGCTTAACGCCGGGTGGGTGGCGTACAACCAGAGCGCAGAGCAGACGGACCGCTATAGCCGGGACACCATAAGGGCAAGGGCCAGGGACTTAGAGCGAAACAGCGACATGGCGAACAGCGTGATCGGAGCATACCGCCGGAACGTAGTCGGCCACGGCTACACGCTTCGGGCAAGGACCAGCAGCGAAACCCTTAACAAGCAGATACAGGAAGCCTGGATAGAGTGGTGCAAGCGGAAAAATTGCGACGTAACCGAAACGCAGAGCTTTAACCAGATGCTTAGAATGGCGGAACGCCGGAAGAAAGTAGACGGAGGAATTATTTTTAAGAAGTGCTACACCAACGGCGGTCTGCTGCCTTTCAAATTGCAGGCGTTGGAGGTTGACGAGCTGGACACCGGACGGGCCGCACCGCACAACCCGAAACACCGGGTGGTCGGAGGGATTGAGCTTAACACATATAACAAGCCCATGGGCTACTGGATCCGCCAGTATAACGTAGACGGCTTCGGGCAGATTGAACCCGTATATGTTCCGGCAAAGGATATTATTTTTTATTTCACCAAAGACCGCCCCTCCCAGGTTCGGGAGATGAGCGACCTCGCCCCGACCATTACCAGGGTAAGGGACGCGAATGAGTTTATGACGGCGGTAAGCGTGAAGGAACGAATAGCCGCCTGCCTTGCCGTTTTCGTAAAGAAGATCATACCTACAACCGGAGGCTTCGCCAGGGGCGTGGGAGCAGGCGACGGAAGGCCCCGCGAGGACTACGACGGGAAAAAGATAAGCCCCGGCATGATAAAGGAGCTTAACGCCGGGGACGAGATCCAGGTCGTAAACCCGACCGGACAGGCGACGGATGCCGCCAGCTATATCAAGCTGCAGCAGCGGCTTATAGGAGCCGGGCAGGGCTTAAGCTACGAGGCGACCAGCCGGGACATGAGCCAGAGCAACTATAGCAGCGCAAGGCAGGGAATCATTGAGGACGGCCAGACCTACATAGAGGACATAGAGCTGCTGAAGGAAGTAGTTATGGACGAGGTATACGAAACCTTCATAATTTCCGGCGTTCTTTCCGGCTTGTTTCATATTCCCGGCTTTTGGGAGGATAAGCAGAAATATTTTAAGCACGAGTGGGTGGCAGCGCCGAAGCCGTGGATCGACCCGGCGAAAGAAGCCACAGCTACCAAGGTCGCACTGCAGACCGGACAAAAGACATATCAGCAAGTCGCAGCGGAGAACGGAAAAGACTGGAAAGAGCAGATAGACGAAACCGTCGCTGTTTTGGAATACGCCAGGAAAAAAGGCATTGAGATGGGAGGTGTTATATTTGACAGAACAGAAGCAGAGCTTACCCCTGCAGAGGATAAGCCAGAGCCAGAACCGGGCGAAGCTCCCGGCGGACCTACTGACCAGGGCGGAGGAAACCAGCCACCAGGGCAGCAGCCAAGGAACGGGCAGCAGGAAGGGAGCCAGCCAGCCGCAGACGGCAGCGAGGGACAGCAGGAAGGAAAACCAGATAAGGGCGTTTAGTTCGGCAACGATCCGGGCTATGGAAGGTGAAGGGAATGAACGGAAGTTCATTCTTTCGTTTTCTTCGGAAGAACCTTACGAGCGGTACTGGGGCAAAGAGATTTTAGACCATAACCCGGCAGCCGTTGACCTTTCCAGGCTTAACAGCATAGGAGTCCTTCTCTTTAACCATAACCGGGATAAGGTCATAGGCAAGATAGGCCGGGCATGGATTGAGAGCCAGCGGGGCATGGCTGAGGTAGAATTTGACAGCGACGAGGAAAGCGAGGTCATTTTTCAGAAGGTAAAGAGCGGGACGCTCAAGGGCGTTTCCGTTGGGTATAAGATCGGCGTGATTGAGGAAGTCATGCCGGGAAAGATATCCACCGATGGACGCTTTGCGGGGCCTTGCGACGTCGCAAGGGAATGGATGCCCTACGAGATCAGCATAGTGAGCGTCCCGGCGGACGCTACCGTGGGAGTAGGGCGGGAGCTTAAGGGAAATCCCCAGGCTCCGGAAACTTTATCTTGTTTTGAGGCGCAGCTTCAAATAAATAAAAACAGAAAATAGGAGGTACACAGATGACACCGAAACAGAGAAAAGAAGCCGCCATGCTGAAGCAGCAGGCCATTGTGAACGCCGCCAAGGCAGACGGCAACCGTGCGCTGACGGCGGAAGAACAGGCGCAGTTTAACTCCCTCCAGAGGGAGATCGACGAAGCCCAGGCAGAGATCGACGCCCAGGAGAGAGGGCTGGCAGGAGGAACCGGAGCGACGGCAGCGCCCCCGGCGGCGAATCCCCAGCAGACAACGCCCCCGGCGGCCGCACCGCAGACATTACCTGCAGAGGGACAGCGGAGCGCAACCGAGGCAGAACGCAACCGGGTAACGGAGATTATGGCGCTTTGCCGGGACTTCGACGTGGATCCGGCGGAGCATATCCGCAACGGTTCCAGTTTGGACCAGGTACGCAGCGCCATCCTTGACGGAATGAGGCAGACCGGAAGCCCGGTGGGCGTACAGGTCACCAGGGACGAAGGGGACACTTTCAGACAGAGGGCAACCGACGCGCTCATGCTTCGCGCAGGCGTACCCGTAGCAACCCCGGCAGACGGAGCGAATGAGCTTAGAGCCATGAGCCTCCGCGACCTTGCTATTGAGTGTTTGAGCCGGGACGGGCGGGACACCATGCAGCTTTTGAGGATGCAGCCCGACGATATGTACGGCGAGCTTTGCCGCCAGTTCTACAACCCTTCGGCAGCCTTTCCGGCGATCCTTGACAACACGATCAGAAAGAGCATTGTGCAGCTTTACAACGCAGTGCCTACGACCTTCCAGGCATGGACCACAAAGGGCAGCTTGAAGGACTTCAAGACCACAGCGGATCACGAATACGTGATCGGAGGTATGGGCGACTTCCTTCTGGTTCCCGAAAACGGCGAGCTTAAGCCGGATAAGCCCAGGACGGAGCTGCTGCCGAACCGCAAGCTGGACACCTACGGGCGGACATTCAGCATGACCCGCCAGGCGTTCATCAACGACGATATCGGCTTTTTAACGGAGGTTCCGGGGCTTTACGCAGCAGCGGCAAAGAAAACCATTGATAAGCAGGTCTATAGCTTGCTTTACAATAATGCCCCGATTTTCGACGGCGTAAACCTTTTCCATAAGAACCACGGGAACCTGATCGCAAAGGGCGGCAAGCCTACCCAGGCTTCGATCCAGGCTATTATCCTGCAGATGCAGCACCAGCGCGACCAGTTCGGGGAAGCTATTTACATTACCCCGCAGCATATTATTGTGCCTGTTGGCTATGAGTTTGAGCTGGCGGTCATTCTTCATGAGTGTGAGCTTGCGGTCATTATGAGAAGCGCCCAGGTAGTAGGCAGCAACAACAACGACATTAACCCGCTGTACAACTACCCGATCAATATTATTCAGACCCCGGTGCTTAACGCCCTGGCAGGGGATAAGGAAGTGCCGTGGTTTATGGTTGCAAACACCGCCAGCGCAAAACATATCCAGGTGGACTACTTGAACGGGCAGGAAACCCCGACCGTAAGAAGGATGGAAACGCCGGGTGTTTTGGGCTTCCAGTGGGATATTTACCTTGACTGGGGAATCGCCGTAAGGGACTTCCGCGGAATTGCAAAGAACCCTGGAGAAAAGATCGCAGCAGAATAAGAGATAAGGAGGATTAAAAGCCATGAGTAAAGCCGCATATTGGCAGAGAGGGGAAACCCTCGACTATAAGAACAATACGGACACAAAGATCGAGGCAAACACGGTCATTTCTTTCGGTTCCCATATTGGCGTCCCCGGGGCGGGGATTCTCCCCCGCGCGCCGGGGGCGCCTTTTGTTACAAGCGCGTTT